ACCAACACCACTTTGGATTGCCAACGAAACGCGGTGGTGCGGGCCAAGGCCTCTTTTAAGCTTCCCGGTTTCCATTGCCATACTTCATCACCCAACAAATAACGGATGGATCGGCGTTGCAAATTCCTTTCATTGTTTGCACCCAACACCCAACATGTGTTTCCCAAAAAATGTATGGCACCGGATTTTGGGATTCCTTCCGGTCCAAGCTTTGCCATTACGGCCGGTATCGATTTCCATAATGGGGCCAATCGCGTTGCCAAATGGTCATCCGCGTTGCGGTCAATATCATTTAAAATTAATGTCGGGCCGGGTGCTAATATTGGAATGATGCATGATGCCGCTTCAATTTCCCATGATTTACCCGATTGCACATTTCCCAATATTCCAATTTCTTGAATTTCGGGATCAACCAAGGCCCGCAATGGTTCCGCCAACCATGGTGAATTGGTAATTCGGAATGGACCGGATTGCGGGGAATATGGAATGGATTTCACATTGTGTTCCAAAAAATCCACCGGGTCCCGGTGCGGGTCCGGGGCCAACATGTCGCGTAATGTTTTTTCAAATTGTTCAATCATTGGATGCACCCATTTCATCCGAATCAAAATCATTTAAATTATCCGCCGGTGCCGATGTCGCAATTTGTTCCGTTATTGCATCAATGACATCATTTGCCGCTTGCGACCATTTGGCCAATAGCTTGTTAACTTTGTCATCAATTACCTTTAACGCGGTACCCGGCGAATCGGGATTTGCAAGGGGTGCCAATTCCATTCCCATAACCAATAAATCGGATTTAATTTCCATTAATATTTTTCCAAATCTTTCCAACGCATGGATTGTTTTAATTAATTCCCTTGAATCCAATTTGCGGGCCAAGGCCTCGCGTTCAACCACCACCAATGTTTTCAAAATATGTTGGTATGTTTGGTAAAGCTTGGATTCCTCCGGCAAACCGGTATCGCGGGCCACAATGTACCGTTGTCGGGCGGCCTCTTTTAATTCGCGGTGCCGTTCAACCGTTTGTTCAAAATCATTATCCGCGGTGATCGCACCGGGCGGTAATACAATGTTTGACGGTTCAACCCGGCGGCCTTGCCTTCCCCTCAATATCCGGGCATCCCGCCATGCGGTGGCATCCTCAATGGATGTTAATGGCATGCCTTCCCGGATTAACGCCGATGCCCGCGATGGGGTGAACCCAAAATGGTCCGCAATCTGTTTGGTGGTAATTGGCATGTTTTTGTCGTTTTTTGTATTTTGGCGGTTAACGGTTTTTACGGTTTTGAATTTTGTTAAAACCCGGTTATTTGGCCTTTATTTTTAGGGGTGTTGATATTTATACACAAAATGTGGCATTATACCCCTTAAATCGTTTCCGTTTATTGATAGGATTTTAACGAATGTCGCACCACATGGAAAATTAAGGCCCTTTTTCAATAGATTTCTTACCGGGGGTGGGGTGGGTGGGTTTAAGGCCCAAAAACATCGAATTTCTCATTTGCGGGTGGATTTTTTGCCGGCCGGTGGGCGTTCGGCCTTGTTAATGTTAACTAACAATTGTCTTACGCGATATATGTTAACGGTCCTTTCCGTTTCCATAAATTTGGATGGTTCCAATCCCAACCGGCGTAACAATGTCCGGCACCGGTGAGAGATCGCGGCCCGCGACAACCCATATTGTTTTCCTAATTGTGTCATGTTGGGTGGGTCCCCTTCCCCCATAACTAATCGGATTATATCACCGCGTAACCGGGCGTTGACATCCGTTGAATTGTCCAACCCTTCCAAAAGGAAATGTATGGTGGCCCGCCATCGCACCGCAATCAATTGCATGTGCATGTCGTTGGCGTTTGGTGGTGGTGTGTCCATGTTTGCAACCACATCATTTGTAACCACATCCTTATCCGTTTTTAATATCCGTTGCAACCATTGTGGACCGGCACCGTTTTCACCATGTGTGTGCATGTTGATTGGTGTATCATCCATAACACCGCGGGCCAACGCGGAATCGGAATCACTAATGTTTGATGGGTTGAATGCACCGGATGCAATAAGCTTACGGCGTTCATCATCCGTTAAATTTTTCCACCATCGGCGGTATTCAATGTTTAATTTGTTGGCCACTCATTCGCATCATTAACATTTTTATTCACATTGCAACGCATCGATGTATTTGGGTTACAATGGTTTGTCCAACAACCGGTTTCATCATCATATTTTAACAACCCATGTTTAATTAATTTGGCAATGAATGAATCGGGTTTACGGTGATCATGTGGTGAAAGGAAACCCAATATGCGTTCCCGCATTTCAGCTTTGGACATTTGGACCGGGAATGATTTGAATTGGTTAATCAATTTTTCCCGGCGATCCATTGCGGACCGTACGGATTGTTTGTTTCCGGATTGGGACCGTTTCAACATGTAATCCCGGTTTGATTCCCATTTTTCCTTTAACTTCAATTTTTGTTTAATCGATTTTAACGGCCCTAATTTTTTATATTTACGCGGCATTGGTTTGTTTTTTCGTTGTGGTTAAATTGCGGGTGTATTTTGAAACACAATCATTACGGCCCAACCGTTAGGGTTGGGTGTAGTAATGTATTGTGTGTGTTGTATTTCCATGTCTAAAAGACATGGATACAACACTATGTACCGTCATAAGCATCGTCATAAGTAGAATCATCGAAACGGCCATTTTTTCGTTTTTGCGGTGGGGGTGGGGTGGGGATTGGGGTGGTTGTATCAACCGTACGCCAAACCCCCATTGCCGGGCTTGCGGGACCCCTTTACGGTGGCATTGGCATTATCGGATGCCGATTCCATTTCCGGGCGTTGGCATTGTTCCCATTTGATAACCCCGCGTATTGGGGAATGCCGAATGTATATTTCCCCGGATGGGGTGCCATATTCATTTAACATACCGGCCCGGTTACGGCGTTTGGTTAACCCAAATTTGAATACCGGGGCATCGCCGGGGCATCGCACCAAATAGGATGATTCGCGGAAAAAATTAGCAAGCTCACTTGAACCAATATATTGATATGCCGCATCCTGTACGGTTTGGCCATCCTTGTCCGCTTTGGATTTTGGTTTGCCGGTGTGGTGTACGCATATCAACACAACGCCGGTTTCGTTTAATATGGGTTGGATTATACCGCGTAGGAAATGGGATGTTTCTTGTTGGTCGGATATATCGATTCCCGCAAATGCCAACAATGGATCGATGTAAACGATTGCCGGTTTGTGTTGGGCGATTAATTGTTTCAGTAGCCGGCCAAATATTTCCCCGGTGGCCACCGCTTCCCGGTATATCACCATGTTGTTTTTCAAATCATCCTTTTCAAATTCGGACAGATTTAAACCCGCACAACAATCTTGATAGGATTCGCTACAATCACCCCGGTCGTTTTCCGCTTGTATCATCAATGTCTTTAATGGGCGGATTGGCTTGATGCCAAAAAAATTACGGCCAAGGCACCATGTGATGGCGGCCATCATGGCCAAAGCTGATTTACCGGAACCCGCTTGCCCACTAAATAACATTGAACCGCCGCGGCATAACCAACGGTTTCCCAATATGTTGTCGGGATCGTTGTTCCGGTCGAATGACATTAAATCTTCTAACGGCATCAATTGTGGTCCGGTGGATTTGCGGTCATTGTGGATTGTCTCAATGGCCATCAACCCCATGGCCGCAACCGAATCGGGATGGGCCGATGGGTCCGATGCGATGGATTCCATTTGTTTGGCCACCGCGGATATCCGGCGTAACTTGGATGTGCGTTTGATTGATTCCGCCCAATGTGGATTCAACATGGTGAACCCGGTGCCGGAAACAATTTCATTTACATAATACAATTCAACGGCGGAACCATTGGATTTCAATTGTTGGCCAACGGTGATTTCATCCGGTACCACCCCGCTGGTGGTTAACGCGTAAATGGCCCCGGCAATGTCTTGATGTTTTGGTTCATAGAAATCGGACGGCAACAATGGATCGGGTAACCCGCCGCCATCGCGGATGATTGTACCCAATAGGAATCTTTCCGCGTCCAATGCGGATGGTAATTCGGACATGGCTGATATTAGTTATTGAGGAAACGGTAAATCGCCGGGCCAAAGCTGGACAAGGCAATGTTATATCCGATGGCCAAGGCCAATATGATGATAATGTGTGTTATGGTTTTCATGGTTTTTGATTAGGAAATTTTTAAAGCTTTAAATATGATCGCATGGTGGGCATCGGACATCCCATCCAATTCCAACCCGGCCTTGATGAACATGTGATGTACCCGGCGGCGTTGGACAAACGATGCATCGCGTAAATAATGTTTATATTCAAGATTCCAATAAAATGCCACGCCCATGTAATCCGGGGTGCCAATAAAATTGTAATCGGTGGCAACGATGGCATCAAATGCCGGGTGGGTGTAAATGTTAATTGATATTATTTTTCGCATGGTGATTAATTATTTTGGTTAACGACATCCAAGGCCCGGTCGATTAAAAATGTTTCATCGGCATTTTTTTGATTCCAAATATAGTAAACGCGGTTTTTCCAATCCGTTTTACATTCAACAAAATTCCGTAACGCATCAACGCATTCGGCAATCGCACGATCGCGGGCGTTGTCATATTCGGACCATATTTTAGATTCATATAATTCATCCGCTAAATCGCGAATGTTTTTATCGGCGGCGGCCATTGCCGTTTCGGATTTGTAAACGCGTTTGTACGCGTCCAAAAACGATTGGGCGGATTTGATTACTTCCGGTTGGGTATGTGATGGTGTATGCATGGTTTTTTGATTTCCCCAACCATAGGACATGGGTGCCTAATCTGTCAATCAATATAATTGATAAGCCCCAACCCCTATTAAATGTGGGTTACTTGCCTTTACCAACCGGGCCAAAATGGATCATGGATGTTGGGAACCCATTAACCGGGACGCGATAACGCCGGGTTTCAAATATACCCCCATCAATCATTTTTTGCAAAACACGCCGGCAATACCGTTCATCATAATTCCATTTTTTTGCCCATAGCTTGGCCGGCATAAAATCCTTGGGTGGTTGTTCCGCCATGTTGTGTAACGAAACAATAAATTTCCGTAAATGCGGACATGTAATTTTTTGTTTCCGGTTTCTCATTTGTTAATTTTTTGGCATATTAATTTACAAACCAAAAGTTATGTAAACTAATTTTAAATCATTTAGGATTCCAAACCTTCAATTCCGTTTGCCAAACCCATTTGTTGGATTTGCCCACCTTGTGAATCAACCAACATTTCCAATCATCCCCATCCACCCATCCGGCCGCCCATCCCGATCCCCACCGCGATGTGGCCAATCGATGTGATGCATATGACATGGCATCCTTTACACAAAGACATCCCGCGGAATACGCGGCACCGCCACCATGTTTTTGTAAATTAACTTGTTCCAACCGGTGAATGTGTCCCATCACAACACCACCACCGTTGGATGCGTAATGGCTTCCTTGTTGCATCACCGCGTTTGAACCATGGGCATAACCATGTATGAAGGCCATTGGCCCCAACCGGTACACCCCATGTTCCGCATGGTACGGTAAAATTGTTTTACAACCGGCCTTCCGGGCAACGCCTATAATTTTTGCCTTAATAGCTTCCGCACCAACGCGGTCCGTTTCCTTGGATGCCATTGAAATTGTATTGTCCAAACGGTGTTCATGGTTTCCCCATAACCACACATCGGGTTTATAACGGGTTAAAAATTGGCATCCGGAATCGATATCGGCCTGTAATGATTCCGCTTGTTCCGATTGTCCGGCCCCCATCCGTAAGCTTCTAAAATCAAAATTATCGCCCAAGCTAATACGCACATGTGGTTTAAAATCCTTAATGTATTCAAACAATGCATCCACCGCACCATTGCCATTACCCCAATCGGCAAGATCACCATGCGAATCCCCGGCCGCAATCCATTTAATTGGTTTTCCCATGGTTAATCAATAAATAGGGAATGCGTAAAATGCCCCTTGGGTAATTTGTGGCCGGATTTTTTTTGAAATTTAATTCCTAACCGGTTGGAATAATTACCCAAATCATCCTCTAACATCCGCATCATTTTTGCGGTGTTTCGGAATGTCATGCCAAGGCGGGCCGCTTCCCGGATTTGTGCAAACGCGGTTTGTTCCGATGATCCATGGCCACCGCCTTCACATTGCAATAAAAACACCGCCCGGTACGGATTGATTTTTAACATTTGAATGTTCCGTTCAATGTCGGCATATGGCAATTTTTTAATCAAATGACAAACCATGATGGTTAAGACATTAAAACATTTTTAACAAAATCGGTACCCATGTCGCGTACGGAATCGGCATCGTTTTGTTTAAAATAAAATTCATAATCGCATGCCATTTGCCGGCGGATTTCCGCGATGGATAAAGCTTCCTCCTCATTGGCCGCGAATATGCCGATGGTTTCAATCCAAACGGTTACCACATTGTATTGCGGTAAATCGGCCTTAATGCATTGATATTCGTTTAAATACCGCCAATCGGTAATCACAATATGTTTTCCGCTGGTTGATATCGAAATTAATTGGTCAATCAATCGGTTGGCAAACACATCGGCATCCATGGATCGGGCAAATTTACCAATCGCAACCAATACATTGCGGTGTTTGTTTTTAAATTTTTCATCCCAAAACCCAACCCCGGAATGTTCATTATGGTTTTGGTAATTCCACAAATCCAATTTTTGGATGATGGTGTTGGCAACGGTTTTGATGGGGGCCGCCAATGAATGTGTTAAGTAATCGCGGTTACCATATTGCATCCCATTGGCAAATGTGTCTTTGCCGGCCCGCGAATACCCGCACAACAATACCAAATTCGGTTTTTTATTTTGTTCCATTGGGGTGGTAATTAAAACGGCAATGGTTCATTTGATGCCGGTGCGGCCGGTGCATCATCATCCGGGGATTGTCCACCGGTACCCGCGTTTCCATTACCAATGATTGGGGTAATGGATTTAAATTTGAATGATGGGTACGCCGATCCAGCTTTGGGCGGGATATATTCCACATCAATTTCCGCAATGCACATATTGCCTTGTTCAATGTAGGCCAACAATTGTTCCGCGGTCGCGGTTTCCTTAATGGCCGGCATGAATTTACCGGTGAATTTACCAATCAATGTTCCTAATGATGCCGGGTATTTTGTACCGTACCATCGGGTTAAGTTATTGCCTTCCGCATCAACAAACCAAATGGGTGCGGAAACGGAATCCGGGTATTTTTTTATTTTTTCAAGCTTGGGGGCAATAAGCTTTAATTGATATTTACCGGATTGGGTAATTTTAATGAGGGGTTTTTTTGGTTGGTTCATGGTGTTATGATTTCAAATATTTCAATGCGGCCAAAACAACAATAACGCGGAATGCTAATTTGAATGTGGCAACAATTAATGCAAAAATGATGGTTGCGGTTTGTTTGATTGTATCGTCTTCCATTAAGCAAAATTGATTTGGGTTGATGCGGTGGCCTTCGGGGCAATGTCCAATGTTTTGATTTCCGTACTATATGCCGGCCATTCATTTAACGCGGTACATGTTTTGAATAATGTAATCGCCGCTTCAAAATCGAATGCGGCCCGCGTTTGCAATTCGGGTCCGATTTCATAACAGGCCCCGGCAAATGGTGATTCCTTTTCCACCGCGATCAGCCGGAAACCCTTTGGGCGAATGCCGGTGGCCGCTTCAAAAATGGTGCGGTACATGTGTGCCTGTAATGCGTATTTGAATGTAATTATGTTACGCAAGAACCCGCCCGGCGATGGGGACGCGTCCTCGCAACTTTTGAGATCGTACAAATACCCATCATCACCAATTGCATCAATGGAACAACGCACCGGCACACCGCAATATTCCGCGGTTAACATTAATTCGGTATGCGTAAATTTAACCCCGATGCGTTCAATAATAACATTCATGGCATCGGCCACATTGATTGCCAATTCACATTCATCATGGTCAATTGCATATTGGCCGGGTTGTAAGCTTCCTTGGAAGGCGGAAAATAATTCTTTTCCCTCTTTGGTCCTTCTATCACAAACCGGCGTTTGTTTGTAATTTTGCCATACATCGGGTTGGAGTACCGCCAAATGTGTGTATGTTCCAACGCGTAAGGCCTTGGATTCCGTTTGTGGTGCATTTAACGCGGCCTTGTAATGGGCCGGTGATCGCAACAATTCCTTGGCCAATGAGTAATTTAAATGTGTATGTTTCAACGCATCATATTGTTCGCGGGTGGTAATGGTGGTGGTTATTTTTTTCATAAGGAAATGGATGTTGTCACTTGGAATCAAAAAGGTAAAACCACCAACGACAGCGGGAAACCTTGGCGGCCTTTCGGTACCGCATCTATCCGTTGACAACAAAATTTATTTTTACAATTCATCGTCCGCTTGTAATGGGGGTTCAATGGCCCTTTGTATTTCCCGGCATTTGATTAACGCGGCGGTTGCCAATTCATCAGCTCTTTCAATGTTGTTCCGTTTAATTTGAATCGAAACGGTTAATGCCTTTAAACGATCATGCAAATGTTGCACATCCATCGATTGTTCCAACAATTCTGGATGCACCCGGTGAACTTCTAACAATGCGTTTTCAATTTGTGAATTAAACATTTTAACATCCCCGGTGGCAATTTCCGCATCACAATATAAATCCAACAATTTTAAATTTTCCGTTATATCGTGAACCAATCGGCGAATGTTTGAAATGTTGTTCATTTAATTTTCGGTAATTGTATCGTTGTTAACGACATACAATTTATAAATTGATTTCCGTAATGATGGCAATTCAATCTTTTTCCAATCAATGTAATTGATGTTAAATTGTTTGTCCGACCGGCAATCAATTTCAATGGATGCATCCTTGTGATCCAACAACAAAATCAAACCCAACCGGCCTTTCATTTCCTTCCGTTTTTCCAATACGCATTTGGGGATTTTTTCTTTCATTGGCCGGGGATTCGGGTTGGGGTTGGGGCCGTTAAATTGATGCGGTAAATGTCCGTTTGTTCCTTTACCCAATATTGGCATTGGCCATCGCGGTGATCGGCGGAATCCAATATTCGTTTCCGGGCCTTCCATAATTCTTCATAATGCCCATCGCGGTCCCAAACACAATATTCGGCGTTTTCAGCTAAACCCTTTACCATCACAATCATGGCATATGATTTTTTTGGCATCCGGTTAAATTGAACCATGACGGCATCGGGTGGTTTCATTTAATCTTTCAATTTAGGCAATTGGTGATTGATAGCATATTGCGACAAATTCCGTTCATATGTATTAAATTTTTTTGCCGTTTCGGATTTTGTTTTATTGTTTTTAATACCCCAATCATAGGCCTCCTTAATCATTGTTTTATATTTATCATAACCACCATCCCATTTAAAATACCCATAATCAACGCGGACAAATTTGGGGGCCGGTGCCGGTTTAATTTCCGGGGCCGGAATGTTGGCCCGGCGTTCCTTGGCGGTGCGTAACGCCCATTGATATGTGGTTTCATTCCTTAACTTTAACATCGTTTGGTTCCTCAATTTTTAATTCTACCAAAACCCTCCAATAAAGGTACGATTCACGCATTTCCTTGGTTGTGCCATTTAACATAAGGAATGCCAATTTGTTGCCCGCTTCCTCTAATTGTTTAATGCGGATTTCGGCGGCAACAAGCTTGTTATGCGTTTGGATGTTATTAACTAAATCATCCAATGAGATTTCATTTATTGGTTTCATTTTTTGGTAGGGTTGGAATTGGTAACCAATGGGTGATGGTTTTGGGTTTATAATATCCGCTATCCAACACAATGGTGCCAATTTGCCCGCGTTGATATAAAACAAATATCATTGTGTCGTACGGTGCGGTGTCGATGGATTGCCATTGATATTTTTTCTCTACGGCATCAACGGCCATGTTTGCAATTTCGGCGGGAACCCAATGTTTCATTGTTTGTGGTTCCGTACCGCGGAAAGGAATGTTTGCGGGTTTTGAACAATGGCATTTACAATGTTGGCCGGCACATGTTCCAACGACTGATCGGTGGCCAAATCAATCCATCCTTTAAACGCACAATATGCGATGGCCTTTTTCACATCATCACTTGGAATGATGGTGTACCATGGTTGGGTTTTACCGGCCGGTGCCGGTTTACTGATTGAATGCCCATCGTCATCCATGTCCACCGAAACGCCCGCCGCGGTGGTTAAAGTAATCCGCCTTAAATAAGTTACGGCCGCGGCAATATTTTGCGGTGTCATGCCTTCCGCTTTAATCATCAATTTGCCAAAATCAAATGATTGCCCGGATGTATGAACAAACGATGTGGCCACACCAATTTTACCATCATCCGCAATTAATATTTGAACCAATGCCAAATTGTTTTTGTGCAATATTGGTTTGATGGAATCCAATAAATTATCCAAGGAAACATATTTGGCCTTGAAATGACTATTGGTTTTATTGGCGGCAACATTTTGCATTTGGGCCAATGCGTTGATTAAATCAGCTTGTGCCGATTGGGTGGTTGTTTCTTTGGGTGGCATAATTTTGGTTGGTTAAATTATTTTTTGTTTTTGGGTTTAGCCCAATCACATTCCGAATAATGTTTGTTTGTCATTTCAATTAATTTTTCCGGATTGGCCCGGATGTAATCGGGGTTACCATCAACAATTAAATTGTAATGGATCACATTGTTAATCGACATGGGTTTTAATAAACCGGCAACGCGTCCATCGGGCAACAAAACATAACGCGTACCAATAATTGTTTTAATTTCCCGCGATTCGGGAATATTTGGAATCTGTTTTTTCATAATAAGTAAATTGACAAGGCGTTAATTAATAGCACCGCGGCGGCCGGCATCAAGAATTAAAATGGCATCGGCGTTCCATAATGTAACTTTTAAATCCGGGTTCAATTCGGCGGCCCGCGATTTTAATTTATTTTTCCATGCGGTTCCGGAAAGGCCGGTTGATTTTTTGGTTCCGACCGGGTGGGCCTTCATCCATATGGCCGGGCGGACGCGGTGGATTTCCCAACCCAAGGCAACGGCGGCACCATAACATATGCCGGCATTCCACATTAATTTGCCAATCGCTGAACCGGGGATGTTTCGGCCGGCAAACAATGGGGGTTCCTCTAAATAAAGCTTACATTGGCCATTGGCGGCCTTGGAAATATCAACCAAGGCCATGACAACACCCCAATCGGTATCGGGCATTTTGGCGGTGTTTACGCCACCGGCCGGTGCCATCCATGCAATGCCCCCATTAACGCCGGGATCAATGGCCAACAATGTTTTCGTTGTGGTCATATGTTTTTGGTTACCCGGACAATGTTACCAACGCGGGTGGCATAATCGCGGGGTGCGGCCGGGGCCTTTGTTATATTAAATTTAATAGCTTTGGATTTACCGAATCCATAATTCCAACACAACGCAATTTGTTCCGGGGTGGGGTTGGGTACACCCGCGGATTTCATGCGATCGCGAATCCAACGGATGTATGCCAAGGCCACTTCATCCTGTACCACCGGTGATTTCCATTGGTCATATGAATATGCCGGTTTGCCTTCCCTCATTAATTGGGTGCAACCATCGATAAAGCTTCCGCGATGTTGTTGGTACCGGCCGCGGGCAAGGCCGCAATCCCCAACCGCCAAACGCGGGTTTTTTTGGGTACCGGTTTCGACATCGCCGATGGCATCCAATATAGTGGCATCATCCACCGCATATGCGTACCCGGCTAATAACACCGCCGCGGTGATTAAAGTAAAATTACGCATAACCAATACGGCGGGGTGTAATTGAATATTCCAATTTTTCACCATTGATGGTGTATGAAACAATTATTCCAACCCATCCGCCCCCGGCCACAAATGGGGATAACCACAAATCGGTTGCCCCTTCATCCTTGGCGGTCGCGGACATTTTGTGAACCATTTTTAAAACAATCGGTACCGCATGTTTTGCGGATACAATATCCCCTTGTTCGATGCGATCATTGATGAACCGGATGGACCACAACAGATTTTCAACGGATGGGATATTTTTGTGATGATATTTCATGGTTATTTGATTTAAATTAAATTACACATAATCAAATTTCACCATTAATATGTTTTTGGATTTGTTCACCAATCCACCGGACAACAGGCACCGCAAATGAATTGCCACATGCTTTGTATCGCGGACCATCCGGGCATTGTTCAGCTGGTTTTCCTTTCCAAGAAATTTGAGAATAGTTATCGGGAAACCCTTGCAATCTTTCGGTTTCGATTGGTGTTAATCGTCTAACAATTGAATCCATTTTGATAAAATTCGTTTGGTTCATTCCTGATGTTGAATTAATTGTTGAAACGGTATTTTCATTACAATAAATTTCATTATTTTGTCTTTGTATAAATGAAAAGGGTTTTTCTTGAATGTACGGAACATTTCCGCCGCCGGTGCCATATCGCGATGTAACTGTTGGTGCAACATTCAATGGTCCGGTAATTCTTGAATCGCTTGGGTGGTTTTCATACATAACCGCATGCACATCGGTTTTGGTTAATGTATACATTGGTGTACCGGGTTGCGATGCACCGGGACCCATCGGACCGGCGTTTTCCGATCTGCCAATTATGGTGCCTTGGATTGGAATAACAACCGCATGGGTTTTGCGGGTATCACCCACATCAAAATTATTCAATGTGTTTGAAACATCCGCTGGTACCCATGTTTCATCATCATTTACGGATGATGCTCGTTTTGATTTTCTAAATGGGAATTGGCAATTTTGATTAATGCCGTTTCCAACATTGGCGGTAATGGTTTCCCGCGTTTTTTTGATCTGTGTAGAATACCCCGACAAGCTTTCGGGGATAGATAATATCTTTGCGGAATGTTCCCAATCTGTAAGACATGCAACAACAAAGATTCTTCGGCGGCGTTGTGGCACTCCAAACCATTGTGAGTTAAGCACCCGATAGGCGATATGATACCCATGTTGTGCCAACCCTTGAAGGAATGTTGCAAAATCAATTCCTTTGGGTTCCCCGCTGGACAATACACCGGGGACATTTTCCCAAATAATAAATTTGGGTTTAAATTTTTCAGCGATTCCAATAAAGGAATGCATGATTTGTCCGCGGGGATCGTTGAGGCCTCCCCTTTTTCCTGCAACGGAAAAGGATTGGCATGGTGTTCCGCCGATAAGAATGTCAACTGAACCGGGTTCGATTGGCCATTCGTTGTATTTTGTGATGTTTCCATAATTTGGTGTTGTTGGGTAATGATGTTTCAAAATTGCGGATGTGAATGGGTCAATTTCGGAAAACCCAATTGGTTCCCATCCTAAATGTTTCCATGCGACCGATGCCGCTTCCATTCCTGAACAAACAGAAAGATATTTTAATGGTGTGGTTGGTTTTATTGTTTTAGGCATATAATGTTTATGTTTAATTGAATAATACTTTGTTAGCAAATGTAACAAATTTTGCCATTTCCGGGCCATAAGAAATTCCATAATCGGATCCCGCTTGTTTTAATGCGGATGTGGGTTCACAACCACCATCCATATACAACAACGCATCGTTGATGGCATTTTGGTACATATTTAATTCTTCTTTGGTTATATTAATTGGTGATTTGGTTTTTTTCATATATTTGTTGGGTGCTTGGTTATGTAATTTTTAATTTGGTTAAATGGCATATGTGTTGTTGTAATGATTGATGCAATCCATGAAACCGTAGGCGGTTGATAAATTGTGTTCAAATTTATATTCGGCCACCGCGGTGTCCAAGTTATCGTTGCATGTTTTTTTATTCGCATCATAATATTTCAAATCATTGATTGCTTCAATGGCTTTAAGTAATTTTTTGACTGATGGTTTTTGTTTCATATGTTTTTGGGTGATTGGTTATTTGATATTTAATTTATACAATACCCATATCAATGATGTCAACCATCAATATCAACAATCTTTATTTATATTGTTTATACACCCAAATTGGGGGTATTTTGTACCAATAGGGGTTCACCCCGGAACCCCGCGTTAAAACCCCTTCCCTTGCCTTACAAGGCGGGTTTTCGGTAAATACGGACCAACACCGCCACCCCCACCCCAATGCACCCAATTCCCAAGGCCAACCCCAACCGGGCCAATTCAATTAACCCTTGGGTGGCCGCCGTCAAATTGCCTTCCAATTGGGCATCATCACTTTTAATGCCGGCATCGGTAATCAATAGGGCCATACAATTGGAATCGGCAAAGCTATTAATTACATATGTGCAAATGCCATATGTTGCAAACGCGGTGATCGCGGAACAAATTAACAACCCCACCACCGCCCAAATCAAATTATTATCCGCGGACGGATTTGCGAGCTTTGGTTTTTCTTTTCGCATTGGGGTTTAACTTGGTGGCCGATGCAATTTCCTTTTCACCGCGGGCCTTTACATATCTTAACAAAAAATCAAAACATTCCGGGGAACAATACGCCACCGCACCAATTGTAAAATACCGTAATGAATCGGATGATATTTGGTCCTTAACGGCAAGGCCACAAAGGATTGCGGCCATCGATGCGGCCAATACCCGGCGGACAATCCATGCAAATGAAATGGGTTCATGGCTTAACAATATCCGGGCCGTCATGGCCATCCCGCCCAAAATGGATGCCAACAACGAATCGTTTAACAATCCATTAACATTGTTGCCGGCGGATGGATCGGGCGGGGTTGCCATTATTTTGAAATACGCGTTGGGGTGGAATGTGGTTCAGCTAACACCCGGCGGAATCCCAACCGCCACAATGTTTCGCAAATGTCTTTACCCAACCGGTCAATTTGGCGTTCCGAAAAATCCGGCAAGGAAATATGGGCCTGTTCATGTACGGCCGTTTCCAAAAATCGTTTGGCACCCAATCGCGGGTCCAATTCAATATATGAATATCGGCCCTCCCGCCATGCGGTACCCCATGCTTTTTGATTTCCCAATTTCCTTATTTTAATAATCGGGCCTTTAAATTTTTTCTTTTTCGGCATCGGTTTCAATCTCTCTAATTTTAAACCACAAATGCCAAATTAACATCCCGGCGGCAATGGCACCGGCGATGGCCAATATGTAATAAAAATATGTGAATTGGATAACATAGGGGATGGCACCGGCCACCGCACCGCATCCAATTAATTTTAATCCCGCACCGCGGGCAATGCCGATGGCAAACAATACCGATCCAACCACAAACAAACCAATCCCGGTGTATGTGTAGAGCTTGGTGTCGTTTTGTTGGCCAATAGATTCCACCACCCCGGCCACATCATCATCATACCAATATTCATCCGCAGCATCGGTTACCCGGTCGGCAATCGTTTTATCAAACGACATGCACCCCGCGAACAACAATGCACCAAGGAATATAATGATGCCAAAACGCATTAGCGGCCTTTCAACGCGTCCAACAATCGTTTGCCTTCCATTTCCCTATCGGTCAGCTTGCGGGCATTGTTACGCCATGCCAAGGCCCCACCAATAAATCCGGTTAATAGGCCAACGGCGAATGTGATGATGTATGACATAATTAGTTATTTTGTAAAAGCTGAACGCGAACCAATGGCCCTAAATCCACCGGGGTTTGTTCCGTTGGAAATGTAATGATGCATTCCGATTCGGACAATTCCACCGGTTCACCATTAAATGATGGGAATAAAACCGCAACAATCGCGGGTGGGCATATTGATGTATCCAATTTCCCGGCTAAATATGTAATTCGGTATTTAAACATGTTAGACATTTACTTGGACAAATGTATTTGAAATACAAATGTTTTGTGGTGATGCGGAAATGATGGCAATATTTTCACATTCAAAATGTAATCCGTTTAGAGACCCGCCGCCGGATGTCGTTGGGCCGCCTGTTGATGTGGCAACGGATGAACCATTAACATACAATGTTACATTTCCAGCACCATCGGAAACAATATTTACATCATATGCCGATGCGTTTGATGGTGTAAATGATGATGTGGTTGTGGTTAATGCGGTGCCATTATGAACCAACAATTGTAATGCACCGGACCCGGCCACTTTAATCATTAATCCCCGTCCTGTTAAATCACCAATGGTGGCGGTTACTTGTGATTTTCCAATTGATAATCGCCAAACGGAATTTGCATCGGGTGATGCAACATTTCGGGCAATTCTTGCACCAAATATAATTCGTTTTGAAAAATCATATCCCCCGGTGTACCCAAGGCCCCGCGATGGGGAAACAATCGGTGCGGTGGCAACCGAATAACCTGTGGTAATTGTTGGTGCGGTATTTAAACGGCCGTTACCGTTTTGTTGTCCAGCGAATGCACCTGTTCCACTTGTTGCCGTTGACCATAATATGGTGTTCATAACAACACCCCCTTGGAAATATTTTGAATCCAACAATGTTGATGGATTAATTACCGTTGTTGTTGATGTACCAGCTTGGGCCTGTGCGGTGGTGGCATATGCGTCCGTTGCAACGGCACCCAATCCTAAATTGGATCGCGATGTGGCGGTGGATGCCAATCCGGAAAGATTACCAGCTTTGGCCAAATAATCCGTTGCGGTCGCGGTGGCCATTGTACCCAACCCCAAATTAGTGCGGGCCGTTGATGCGGTGTCCGTTAATTCGGAAAGATTATTGGCAATTGCCAAATATGAACCACCCGCGGCACCACTTAAATTTACTGACCACAATGCATATGTTCCGCTTCCGGTTTTTTGGTGAACATTGGCAACCATAACACCGGTGGTGGGGTTGTATGATGTAACCGTTGCATGCATATGATGGGATGCATCATATGCAATATTGATTTCCTGTTGCGATGTGTAACTTAACCCTGTGCCAATCGTTAATGTTTTTGTTCCATTTGAAATGGTTAACGATGTTGTGGATGTGGTTGTATAACGATCCCCCACCGGCGGAAAAACTATATTTTGGCCGGTACCGTCAATGTAATCCGATGTGGTGCCGGTGTATCCGGGGAATGCGGTGGTTTGTAAACTATTGTCCGGGAAGGAAATTGAATTTTCGGAAATATAAACGCGGATTGTTTCATCGGAATTATAAACGCCCAATCCATTTCCTGCTTCTAAAACAATTTTAATTTCATCGGGATTTGTCCCAATTGTTACTATACCGCTAACATTTCCGCCTGTAAGCGGCAACGCGGCCGTTCCTTGGGTGCTTCCGTCACCAAAAGTAATTCCACCTTGTCCATAACTTGCAAAGGTTGTGTTTCCAATCGCTTCCTTAAATGTTAAACTGTTTTGAGTTAGAATTGCTTGGTTTTCGTAATTCTCACCATCGTTTCCAAAGTTTATTACTAGGTTTGCACCAGAGCCAACACTCCCAGAGTTCAAAGTAAATCCAGAGTGAGATTCATCCGTTCTTTCACCGCCAGAAATAGTTTTCCAACCAGCTGCACCAAACTCACCTTCCGACAATGCAATACTGCTGTCGAAATTAACAGGCACATTGAACCCACCGCTATTGACCGCCTTTAAAAATCCGGCTTGCCAATTCAATTCAACACCAACCGCACAATTCAATGAAATTCCATTGTAACCCCCGCGGCCGGAATCAAATGTTCCGCGATTAATATTTTGGCCACCAATTGGATCAAATACAATGGCCCCGGACATGATGCCACCCGATAAGCTTAATTTATCAACCAACGCATCATTCAAATCGGTTTGAGATGCAATGCCACCGGTTATATTTCCCCATGCAACGGATTGATTAACCCATTGGGTGGAATAATTACTTGAATCAACCTTGGCCAATACTTGGCCGACCGTACCGCCGGTGGCCACCCCTTGGCCCGGCAATCCAGCTTGGCCGGTGTCACCGCGGGGAATAGTAAAATTGAACACCGCCGCGGATGTGGAACCCGAATTGGTTACGGACGCGGATGAACCCGCGGAACCGGTGGTGGTAGTGCCAACATTGATTGTGGCCGCCGCACCCGGTGATCCCGGCGTACCGGCGTTGCCTTGTTCACCTTTGTCACCGCGGGGAATTGTGAAATTAAATATGGCCGCCGATTCGGTACCACTATTGGTTACCGCGGCATTGGTGCCGGGATTGCCGGTGGTGGTGGTGCCTACATTGACGGTCGCGGATGCACCGGGAACACCCATTTCCACATTGATGGATGCCGGTATGCCGGTGGTTACCCCTAAATTAGCTTGGCCTTCAATAATGATATTTAATGCCATGTTAATTATTCAACGGTTACATTATTAATAACATTCAATATTACGGTATCGCTGAAAAATATGATGCCGTTGTTTGTAAAACGAATATCCCAATACGCCGATCCCAAGGCCCATCCGGCGGTGTCACCGTAAAATACCGTAAATGTGGTTGGTGATGTTACCGTTACGGTGCATGAGTAAATGCGGCCGTTGGCATCGCGGATATCCGATGTAATGGTTAATCCGTTTAAATTAGGCGGCCCACCCGCTTCCGGTGTGTATGTGCATGTGGCACCGAATGTGGATGCCCTTTTATATGTGATTACTTGTGATGCCATGTATGCGGGTTGGGGCCTTACATAATGCGATGTTGTCAACACCCCTTACATTCCGGGCGGTGTAAAGAAACCGGCGGGGGAAAGATTGGTTAGTTTGGAATCTTCCATGTCTTTTAATACCGTTGTTGCATTTATTGGGTACCATGCATTTGGATCAATCGCCGGATATATAACGGCATAATTTGTTAAATATGTGGTGGTGTATTCACCCAATTGTTCCGCGGTGTAATTTTCGCACCGCGATGGTCCATGATAACCGGAATCAGCTGGTTGCCAACCGGGGGAATCCGGTGAAAAATCGGCATCCGTAAATGTATGTGTATGTGAAACATTTTCCGATTCCCTTGTTATTGTTTCGGTCCGGGTTGGTGGATATTCCGGGTTTTCGGGATATGTCCATGTTTGAACAATCGTTGTTGTATTTAAAACCGCGGTTGCGGTTACCGATGTGTTTAACCATGGTTTGTGTAAATCACTCATGTCCTCAACAACGGTAATTCTTCCTTTGTATTTTGTTTTAATCAAAAAAGATTTTTGTGCATTGGTATCAACTAAAATTATTGTTTCGTTTTGGTTGTCACGCGGAAAACCAAATTCAGCATTTCCTCCGTTTCCAATTTGGTAATCCCAAACCGATAATTTTGCCAAATATGGGTTGCCCGGTGTTTGAACAACATTCATTCCACCGTACAATTGTTGGCGGATTTCCCATTGGGTTGAAACCCCTTCACCGGCAAATTGGTAAACATCAACCGATATGGTTGAAATGTGTGATTCGGGTGCATATGAATATGATGTTACAACACCCAACATGTATCCTTTAACAATACCCGAATATGAATCAATGCGGATGGCATCCCCAACTTCCATTGTTGGTTGTTGATTGTAATAACTAAATTGTTTTAAACCTAAACCCAATGAATTTTGATTGTACGATGCGACAACAAATATATCGGCACCATATGATTCAATGCCCGGCCATGATGGATTTCCACCGTTTTGCAATGAACCAAATTGAAAAAATGGCATCCCATCGGGTATGCCTGACATTATTTTTCGCGGTGATCGCGGGGAAACAAAATCCATTGGTTACATTGGCCAATAAAAATACGCGGCCGAATCGGGTAATGTATATTTGTTTCGTTGTGACCAAACAGAATTGTATAACAATTGGCTTACGGTGATGGTTTCCGTACCGGGTGTTTTGGTTACCATGCCTAACAAAATATGTCCAAAATTATCCGAATCGGTTAATATTGCATTGGAGGCAATTATTTGTGGATATGATGAATCGGTGATGTTGTTATTAGGCCAATATTTTGTGGAACCGCCTTTGGGGCCGGCCCGCAAATAAATCCAACAATTTCCATCACCATTAAATGTGCAAACACCATATGGTGTTGGTAAAGCTGTTAATAAATTTGATGGACCGGTGCCGGAAATCGTTGGAATTAAACCATTCATTGTACCGGCCCGGCATGTAAATCTGTATTCACTTCCAACCTTGTTTACCGATATTGTCCATGGGTATAATATTGTTTGTTGGGTTGTTTGGTTTGTTGTGATCGTTGTACCACCACCGCCATATGATATCACCGGGCCATCACCCAAATACGGCATGGTTAATGTCGTTTGCACCGCGTTAACCAATTTGTTTAATTGATTGGCGGAAATATCTTCACCGGTTTTAAATCGGGTTACAAATTGTGAACCCATCCCGCTAAATCCTAAATCTTCCATTGTTAGAATATTGATGATTGGCCTTTACCGTAAATATCCGAATCCCAAACATATGGTGAAAACATAACATCATATGTTACTTTAAATGCGGCCACATTGGATGGTTTGCCAATCACTTCAACATTCGCGGCGGTGATTAATCCAAGGCCCGGATTGGTAACATTTAATGGTTGGCATAATATGTTTGCATCGCCGGATGAATTGAATGTTCGGCCAACATTATTTTTCAATGCGTTAACACTTGAAATTTTTGATAAATCAAAAAACATTTGTCCGCGAATGGTAAACATCGGCCTTAAAAATTGTCTAATACCGGCCTTTTTGTTTGGATCTAATGTTGCATTGGTTTGAACACCAAAACCACCAAATGTAAATTGTGCCGGGGATGAATTGGCCACTTCATTAAATATAGCTTCATTATAGGCAATGCCACCAGCTTTGGGTGGGGTACCGGCTAATGGGGTTGATGTATCACCAATTGTTGAATCCGTTTTTTTTGTAAAATTTGGGTGCGTTTCAATGGGTTGTGCCGCGGTGGTTGAAACACCGGAAATTTGAGCATCGGTATAACCACCCGATCGGGCAATGCCCATGAAATCAACCGTCAACATTGTAACATTGGCCTTGGCCGATGAAAACGCATATTTGTATGATTTCATAACAACACCAACATCCGATGGATAAGCTAACCCCGCATTACATTGGGCAATTACCGCGGACATGTTTGCGGTATCAAACGCATATGTTACTTGGGCTTGTGTTAAACCATAGGCATCCAAATGAATATTACCGGATGGTTGTTTAACAACGGTCATCAAATCGTTGCCATATTTAATTGATGTATTGGTTGCCATAAATTATCGCAATGTTGCGGGTTTTGTTTGTGCGGGGCCTTGTGCCGCGATTTGTTCCGTTGCCACCGCGGTGCGTAATGTGTTTTCGGCAATGGCATTTGGACCAAGGCCGGCCATTACCGATCCAATATCACCACCGCCAATTTCTTGCAATGATGATGCAACCAATGCCTTGGCACCGGGTAATTTTTCATTTTCACCGGGTACGGTTTTCTTAATTCCTTTTTCAATTTCATCGGCTAATATTTTGTTAAAACCCCTATCGGCATACATTTTTGATGCTCGTAACATATCGGCTAAATCACTTTCATTGATGCCTTTTTCTTTTGCAATTTCCTTCATATTTTTTGCAATTTCTTGCATTAACTTTGGATTTTCTTTGATAATTTTTTCTTTGTTTATTTGATTCTCTAATGTATATTCCCATCCGGCTTTTTGCATGGCTTTGTTTTGAATTTTTCCCATTTCCAATTCCTCTAAATTACCACCAAAAAAACCAACCGCTTTGCCGTAAATCTTTTTAACAGCACCTTCGGCCTTTTCCTTTTGTCGGGCCAACCTTGCACCGCCGCGTACTTCCGATTCCGAATATACATCCATTAATTTAATACGATCGCGGATGGCCGCGTTGCCTTCCTTTAATATTGTAACAAGATCATCACTTCCTTTTCCAAACATATTGGTTGTGTTATTGGCCAATATATTTGAGGCCGCCGCGGTGCCAATTCGTTTAGCATTAACTTCATATTGTTCGGCCAATTTATATAATACATCCGTTGCCTTAATGTTTCCGGATGTTATTTCCTTTTGTGTAAATCCAAGCTTTGCCAAATTTTCTTGGGCGGTTTTACTTCCGTTGGCGGATGCACCCAATGTCCGGTTGGCATATGCAATATTCCGGCCCATAGCTTCAATGCCAATATTAAATTCTTTTCCAATTTTTTCAAATTGTTGTAATTCAACGCGGGACACATTCAGTTTGCGGGACAATGTATCAATTTCCTTAAATTTTTCCATTCTTTCACTCATTCCATCCATAATATTTGAAACAATGGAATCCAAAGAAAAGGCCTTTGCCAATTTGTCTTTTAATCCTTTGGCATAATCACTAAAATATTTACTTAATGCACTTCCGGATGATTTAACCGCGGTTTCGGCACCTTCATTTATTTCACTAAAATCGGCACCAAATTTAACTTTTACATCAACATCGGACATGTGTTAATTGGATTTGGTTTGTTGATTTTGTTGGTTTTGTTTTCTTTCGGCGGCCGCGATCTCATTTAATTCCCTTTGCATTGCATCCCATTCTGTTTCGGAAACAACACTAATGTTTGCACCGTCCGCTTGCATGTGGGCAATGTGCATCCAAATAGCTTCCGATTCCGGCATGGTCCATGCCTGTTCATATGTGCATCCGTTACGCATTAACGATGCAACCACCAATAAAACCCAATCAATACCGGTATCATTAATTGCCGATTGTTTGGCCCAAAACCGAGGCCACAATGATTGGTCATTAAAATAAATTAATAAATTTTTGGCCTCTTTTTTTAACGCGTTACGGTCAATTTGCATTCGTTTGTAACGCACCAATTCAATAAAGCTTAATGGGTTTTTGGCATCCTCTAAATTGTGTGTGGATAGAATTTTTACCGCGTTCATTATATCGGTTGCCCCAACATCCCGATCGGTTGACAACACCGGGGAATCAATCGATTCCAATGCCAACCGGTGGCGTAAACAAAATGGCAATAACTTACGGCCCGCCACTTTAATGGTTGGCCGTAGAATTGTTGCCGCTTGTGTCCACCTGTTTGCCATGGTGGTAAATACCCCGGTGGGGTTAGGCAATCTCTTGATATTTAACCAGCTTCAAACCAACTTTACGAAAACCATTATTGGTACCATTAATTGTAACTTCCTTAATGATATAATTAATGGATGCATATGTGAATCTTTCGCCAATAACAGGCAATTCGGCACCGGTTTTTAAAATTCCTGAAATCGATGCATCGGTTCGTTTGTCATCCAAACGATTGGTAATTACTTTGCCAAATTCATCGGTAACTTCTACATCCAATGCAAGCTTTTGGCTTAAATCATCCGATTGTAATGTTAAAAATGCGGCGGTTCCGGTTAAACCAAAGGCATGGGAAATTCCGTATGTTGTTGCGGTGTCGGACATATATTATGCGATGTTGTCAAACGGCCGGTGGGTACACCGCAATTAATGTGTAATTTAACACATTGCCATAACGCCGGTCCGCAATGCCTTCATCATCCGTATTGATCCATCCCGCGTACAATTCCCCTTGGGTCCATGCCGATTGTAACCCGGTGAAATTTTGCATAAGGCCTTGGACCGTTTCAACCCTTGCCCGGTGTTGTTCCAATGTTGAATCATCCGCGGATGAATACACATATATTTTAATTGATAATTCAAAATTGCCCAATGGTTTGGCCCCAAAATCCCGGTGGGCCGCCGCCGATTCACAATATAATATAATGATTGGCAACGATCGGATTTCATCCGTTTGGCCGGCATGGATGGCAACACCCGGCAATTGGTCCGCGTTGGCGGTAAACCAAGCTAACAATGATTGTTCCGTTATGGTACGGATTCCATATTTGGTTGTGGTGGGCATTTTAATTAATCGGAAAATAGGGGTGCGGTGCCGTAAATTTTACCGGTGCGGATTGCATCGGCCAATGTAATTTTTCGGCTATTCATAAATGATTTCATTTGTTTACGCATCGCGGCCGCCCGGCGTTGCAATACAAATTGTAATCGGGCATCAACCACTTTACCAATTTTGTTTCCAACGGTTACGGATGAAAACACATCGGAATCCGCAAATTCGGATATTTCATTTAATTGGCCTTCAACATGTTGGCACCATGTCGGGAATGAAACCTTTGTATTTCCAATGTTTTTGGCCGAAAAATACCAAGCTGATTTTTGAATGCCGATGTTTTTAACTTTCTTTGCAATGTAACTTTTAATCAGTCCTTTGCCTTTAACAATAAATTGCATTCCATGTTTCTTAACACTTTTCTTTATTGGTCCAAATCTTTTGTACCGGATAGCTTCATGCGTTTTTGCTAAATCATCCATTGATTCAATAATGCGGTGGCCGGTAGCGGATGATGCAAATTTATTTCCAAATATTTGCCATTTAAAATGCCGGCGGTTGTTCAACAAATACGGATTGTCTTTTTCGTTTTTGAAAAATGTTATCCATTGGGCAAATACATATGGTGATCCCAATGATGCCACTTGGGTTGGGTTAGCTCTTTCCAATGGTTTGAATACGGAATTAATATCCGATTTAATATGGTCCTTGGCCTTTTCGCGGGCGGCGGTTTTGTCACCATCACCGGGGGATTGGGATGAAAACGGCGGTGAATATTTAACCATGTCTTTACAAAATAATGCCGCTTGGTTTTTCAACACTTGTTGCATTTCCAAATTCATAATGCGGGAATAATCCAACAAATGTTTTCCCAACATCGATTGGTCAATGGTTACATTTTCATATGTGGTTTTTACACCCATTACGCGGGACCGGATTTGGTTTGTACCCGGCACATGATCCATGCCGATGGGGGCCGGTCATTGATTGCCACAATGCGGTAATCCCCGCCATTGTAATTAACGATGTTACCAAATATCACAACACCCGGATGGGCCGCGGTGTCCGACCGTAAAAATTTAATATCATATTGGGTGGATGGTAGGAACCCACCGGTTTCCAAATCCTGTTGGATCATGGGCGGGGACATCAATATGTTAAAGGCCACCGCGGTGCCGGTTCCCCGGCGTACGGTTACGGCCTTGGGAATCTCATTTAAGATTTCGGCGGCATCCGATGCCCAATCCTCTTGTATGGTTCCCATACATAATGCGATGTTGTCACAATAAACAAAAAACCCCACCGGGTGGGGTGGGGTTGGGGCCGGCCATGATCGCCGGTGGTTAACTAATCAATTTAAGTAATTTATTGATATCCGATTTCAATGATGGGTTGGCAAAATACATGCCATCCTTCACAGCACATCGTAAGCTACATGTGGCCATTTCTAATGCATCATCATCAACCGCCATGGCGATTTCATTTAATGCCATGGTGATTGATACAGACATGCCGGTATCATGGATTCGGGTTTCAATATCTTTAAATGATTCCGCGTTAGCGGTTAACCATTCTTTAATATTGGTGATCGTTAGTTTTGTTTTCATCGTTTTTTATTTTGGTTATTCCTTGATTGGAATAATTATATTATGCACATCGCCGGTCCGTTGTCAACCACCAAAAAAAAACCCCACCGCAATGGTGGGGCCTTTTCATCCTTATTTATTGAATCCGGATTAGGATGTGAATGCAATGCGTTGTAACGCATCGGGATTACCAACGGAATGTCCGGTGATCCATGTTGCCGAAATGTTAGTACGGCCGCGGGTCCAATCATACCATTGACGCATTTGGAAAGCAAATTTGCTATCGGGGTCCTCAACGGTTAAAGCTTCACCACCACCGGTGGTTGGTGCAACCGGGGTACGCGTTACAATAACTACGCCTTGGCCCGATGTTGCAATGCCTTGTAATTTTTCGGTGTATGCATCACCCGATGTTGGGAAACCGTTGTATTCGTAAATGTCAATGCCATGTAAACGGCCAACTTTACCATCGCGGATAACTGATGTATCGCCGATAGAAAGATATTGAGCAACGGACGCATCTTGAAGTAATTGGCCAAATGCATCGGGCGAAAGTAACGCGGCACGACCATCGAAAGGAAGATTTGCCTTGGTTAAGCTTGTCGCAACATTTGCAACGGCAACACGATTGAATGATGCCTTGGCACCGGAATAAGCGGCGGTTGCATAATTTGCGGTGGTTACACCGGCAAGCACATCATCGTAAATGGATTTAACAACGGCATTTGAAACCGGTGCAATGAAAACGCGGCGTAACATTTCAACGGAAATGGTGGCGGCTTCTAAATCGGTAAATGATTTCATTACATAACGGTGATCCGCGAGGGTTACCGCAACGGTGTTTGAAACGGCATCCTCGGCAACGAAACCGTTGGCGGGGTCAAATGTGGACGCGGTGGATTTACCGGCAAAACGCGTATTAACGGTTTGGCCTTTTTCAGCTACATAAGCGGAAAAATCCGTTACGGCGAACGACTTAATGGGCGATAAAACCGGTACAAGAGTACGGAGGGTTTCGGCCGCAACGAATTGGGGTGCCAATCCGGGATTGATGATATTTTGTGACATGTTATGTTGTTATTAGATTATTAGTTTTGTAAAATTATTTGATTCCTAAATGTGCCATGATCGCGGTGCGATTTGCATTATAGAAAGACAATTTTTTAACCGCATCCTTTTCGGAAATGTATGTTTCCCAAATTTCCGCATTGGATTTTGGTGCGGCGGTTTCGCCGGCCGGGCTGATTTCAACCGCCGGTACACCAACCGATGCGGCGATGGCGGCGGATTTTTTGCCAACCGATTCAATTTGTTTAACGGCCGATTCCTTTAACTTTTCGGATTCGTTAAGCTTGGCGGTCAATTCCTCAATTTGTTTGGACATTGCATCCGCTTTGGCCGCTTCAATTTCAAGCGATGAAATTTTGTTGGTTAATTCGGCATTGATTGAAACAACCGATGCATGTTCCGCGGCCAATTTTTCCGCTTCCGCGGATTTACCGGTGAATGCGGCTTTCAATGCATTTAAGCTTTGTTCCAATGTCATATTATTATGCGATGTTGTCAAAATTAACTATGTTTTTTGATGTCACCAAGTACGGCCTTTTCATCCGTTTCAATTGGTTTCTTTCCGGTGTCCGCTTCCGCGGTGGCATCAGCTTTGGATTCATAACCATCACATTCCGGGTCCTCCGGGTCATAATCGGGGTTTTCGGGATCACATTTATCACCATTTAATGAATCGGGGTGATAACATTTATATCCGGCATCCGCGTAAACTTTGGAACATGTTTCGTCTTTTTCCAATATGTGTTTTACCGATGCACCGGCATCCGCTTCCATTTTCTTTACGGTATCCAATTTGTATTTTGCGGTGTCCTCTAAATCATCCTTTTTCATGTGTACCATTTTGTAAGGAATGGAATTATCGTTTAAATATTTTTCGGTTTCACCGCGTTTGGATTCATGGCGGGATGTAACAATGTAAACATGTTTACCGGCATCGCCCATGCGTTTTAAATGTTTTGAAACATTTTCATTTAATGAATCATCATCATTTTTAATGGTGCCATCAAAATTGGAAACCACCAATTCGGTTTTTGCATCCACATCATTTTCCCCAACCGCTTCCTCTAACTTGGGTTCAACATGGCGATCGGCGGGTTGGGCCGGGAAACCATCGGTTGTAAGATTAACACCCAATAATGCCTTTTCCGATGCGGACATTTTTTTGGTCATGTATTTGGATTTGGAATCATCATTTTCCGTTTCACCAATTTCGGATTCCTCTTTTTCGGATTCCTCATTTTCTTCCGCCGCTTCCATTTGTTGGTGTACGGCCGGGGCAATGGTTTCCATTAATTCATCAAACCCATTAATTAATCCGGTTACCAAACCAGCTTCCGCACCGCGTTTACCGGAAAAGCATTGGCCTTCCATGGATGCATCATCCACAAATTCGCGGACCGATTTAACGGCGGTTTTAAAATCACCCCAAATATCCATTACTTCATCAAATAACATTTTTCTTTGGCCTTCATCCAACGCGGTACCCGGCACACCGGCCGCCTTAAATTTACCGGCCTTGATAACATCAACTTTAATGCCTTCATTCGCGTACAATCCGGACAAATCATCATATGCTATATATACCCCTATTGAACCCACCGTTGCCGATCCTGTGGCAAAAAATTCGGTTGCCTGTGATCCAATCCAATACGCGGCCGAACAAGCTTCATTACTTGTAAATGAAATTGTTTTTTTGGAACAATTTTTAACGCGGTTTGCCAATTCGGGAACACCAACGGAAACACCGCCCGGTGAATCAATATCAAAAATAATGCATTTAATATTTTCATCGCGTTCCGCATCCTCTAACATTTCTTCAACATCATCAATGTCGCAACAACCACACATTTTTTCATAATCACTCAAATTGCGACCAATGACCCCTTTAATTGGGATGATGGCAAATGGCGGAAATTTTTGGATGGTTTCGGGTTGACCAAACATTGCGGCCAATATTTCGGACATGTCCGACATTTTTGCACCCATTGGGATTTCAACATTGGCAACGCGGTTTAAATATTCCGCGGCCTGTGCCGGTTGAATTAAAATTGGGCGGTTGGCCTTGAAATCTTTTGTTAAATTACGCATTTGTGTTATGTTATGTTATATTTTTAAAGGGGTTCATTACCGTCATTTAATGGAACATCGGCATCGGAAACCGGGGTATCATCATCCGGTGTTCCAACAATTTCACCGGTTGGTGTATTGGTTGGTTTATACATGGTCCAAAACGGAATGTTTTGTTCCGCGGCCATATCCATTTGATGGCGGATATCGGCGGCCCGGCGGGCGTTGTGATCGCGGGCATCGTTTCCGTTTTCGGAATGATATTCGCTGAAAGATTTAAGGCCTAATTCAATAGCTTTAAATGTGGCCGCTTCCTCTTTACCGGCATCCACCGTAACGCGTTTTGGTGTAACCCATGTTACCCGCGTCCAATTGTCATTGGGTGGCAAATCACCGTTGGCAACGGCCTGTGCAATTATGTAACCCCATGTGGGTTGTAATAATCTATTTTTTAGAATTTCCTGCCGATTTGCGAACATTCTACCAGCTTTGGCCACAACCAATCGCATTGCGGCACCGGCTTTATTTGGTTCAACAACAAATTCATATGGCAATGTTCCAAGGCATGAATCGCGGTTTAAATATTCCAACGCGGCCACCGTATTTGGTCCGGGGCGGGTTGATTCAACCATTTTTAAATCCTCGCCGGGTGCCAAGGCCAATGTTTTACCACCAACAAATGTTCCAACTTGTTCGGGATTATCGTAAACTTGATTTGGGTAATCTTGTGGTCGCATTCCGAAAGCTTCAAAATCGGATTGTGAACCATCAAATTGAGGGTTTTCGCGGGTGATAGTACGCACAATGTCGGCCTGTACTTTCAATGCCTGTTTTTCCAAGCTGATCACCTCTAACGCATCAATACAATTCAAAATCGAATGTTGCAAAGGGGAATAGGCCCTTGCACCGGAAACTTGTTCCGGGTGGTAAATATGCAACATGGATGCGGCCGGTACCATGCGGGTGGTTCCATCGGACCGAATTACATTATACCCAATTACCGCACCAAATTTATCAAAACAAACGCCGTCAAATAAACCGGTGCCATCCTGCACAACATCAACCGATGCACCAACGCGGTGCGATTCAATAACTTGCAACAATGCGGATTTATCTTTTCCAAATGTTTTTAAAACAAATATTTCACCATCGCGATCAATTAATTTTGATGCCATGAATTGCACTTCCCAAAAATTATACCGGCCGGTTATTTCACATGGTTTACTTGCCCAATCATTAAAATATTTTTCGGCCGCAATATCCCATGCCGCGTTGCCGGATGCCGCTTGTGGTTTGATTCCCGATCCAACGCTATACAAAGCCATGTCCGATATGATTTGGCGGATAAGGCCCGCGTTGACATACAACCAACGCATTTTACGCGTAAGCTCTTGACGGTCAAAACCGGTCATGGTCCGCTTAAAATCGGCGGGCCAAGGGGTTTGAATCCAACTTCTCTTGTTGGAATATTTGGCCCCTTCAAATTGTGAGAAGATACCCGAACCACCACCGGCAAATGATTTTGCCTTCAAATCGGATTTACCGGATTTGGATTTTAAATTTGGTTTTGATGGTTTTTTTGGGGCCATAATAAATTACAATCCGCGGAAATTCCACAATCCATTGTAAACGCGGACGCGATCAATGTGACCATATGTATTCGGGTCCTTGATTTGCAACGCATAACGGCATTCCATTAATACCGTTTGAACATCCATCGGAAATTGTTTTGTAACCGATGTGCCGGAATCGGTGTATGACATCATTGTTTTACCATCCATCAACAATGCGGCGGCCTTGTCGGCGATGGCCTCAATGCGTTGTTGGGATAAAATAAGAAAACAACCGGTTGTTCGGGCCATATATAATGCGATGTTGTCAACCATTTGCATTGGATTCATTGGTTTCACCGGATTGGTCATCCGCCGGTGCCTTAATCTTTAATTGTGATATTAAACGCCACCCCAAGGCCGGTAACATTTGCATAACTTCACAATCCCAAAAATGGTTATCCCGCGATGCGATTTGTTCCCATATCGGTTTTCCATTACTTGTAATGGTCCGCTTTTCCGATTGCATTTGTTGAATGTAAGCTTCCGGAACATCCGCCGCCATTGTGTGTTTTCCTTGGCGGATTAATAAGCTCAATGTGTCTTTAAATCTTAAATTGGAAAAATATGTTCGTTTGGTCCGCTTGGTTCCAATGTTTTCAACCACCGGCGGGGAATAAGGCCGATATTCCGATTTGGTCCCCATGGGCGTTCGCACCTTCCATGTAAATTCGTTTCGTTGGTCACCGCGGGTGGCATGCCATCCATTATTTGCACAGGCCGTTAACACTTCATCCTGTTGATCGCCGGAATCAATAAATGTATTATGCGGATTAACTAAATATTTTTTTTGCACATCAATCAATTCACCCCATGCAAAACAATATCCGCATTGAATTAATCGAGATTCGCCGGCACCGTTCCATGATCGCACAATCCAATAAAAACCCCGGCGTTGCACATCGATTGTTAAAAATCTCATGCGTACAAAATCCGGTGCATTACGCATTTCCGGTGTAATCATTGAACCCGGTGTTGGTTTGCCATTAATAAATCCGCCTTCCTGTTCCCAATCTTCCCCAAGCTTGTAAACCCCGGCGGTGGATGTAATGTTAATTTCGTCCGCTTCCTCTTTAAATGTTCGGGCCAACCGTTTCATTAAAAATTCCCGGCGGGATGTGTTGTCCGCCCGGTCCATAACGGCCTGTTTACTTTCGATGCATTCCACCGCAAGATCACCCCAAGTTAATCCCCATTGCATGGCCAACGCGTTGTACGCGTAACCCCGGCGGCCGGCCGGGGCATTTGGATTACCACAAACATATTCACCGGTTTTATTTAATTCGGTACGCGTTTTGTTGGAATCTTCAAATTGATGTTTGCAACCGGCACATTCATATTTTGTTCCCTTACGCACCATATCCAAATTCCATCCGGATGCGGTTTTGGCATCGGCCGGGAATTTAATTTGTTCCCATACATAGGGTTGCCGGTGGCCACAATGCGGACATGCAAATGTCCATTGGTGTTGTGATGTTGATGCAAACCATGTGGACCAATCATCCCCTTCAACACCGGCTTGTGAAACCAACACCACTTTGGATTGCCAACGAAACGCGGTGGTGCGGGCCAAGGCCTCTTTTAAGCTTCCCGGTTTCCATTGCCATACTTCATCACCCAACAAATAACGGATGGATCGGCGTTGCAAATTCC